TTAATCGCTCATCGTTGGATCATAGTACGCCCCTGTGTCGTCCAGTTCATACCCGTCAGACGTGACAGTATTGGTCATCATGGCCCCATCCGGTCCGGCGTAATACCAGCAGAACCAGCCTTTCAGCCACTGATTTACAGCCATAACGCCGTCTTCTCCAAAATAATAACGTTTTCCCTTATCCATCAGCCAGGCACTGCTTAAAAAGCTTCCATCGCCCTTCTTGTATTTCCACTGGTCATTTTCCTGTATCCATCCTCCGTCTATGGTCCCGTCTCCCCTGGCGTCCATAACATAAAAGGTTCCCATGTTCACGGCAGCTCCGCTGGGTACTACAACAATTAGCTGGGCATTTCCAGCATTTTTTGCATGGTACCGAATTGTATTGAGCCCTTCCTCATTCAGAACAATCTCCGCTGTTATGACGTTCATATCGGTGGTTCTGACTTCAGACTTCGAACGTCTTCAAGCCACACCTCATGCTGAACTTCATACTGCCAATACCTTTGTCAGTTCATATTTTAACATATGTAAATCCATATTTATCAAGGCTGCAGCTATGGGTAGTCATAAGTATCGGAACCCATAGTTTATAGGTTATAAATCAGGTAAAATGTTGCCAGCCATCATTTCTATTACCACTCAACCTTATACCGTCTCTTATCAAAATCATAATTCTCCACAATTTGCAGTACGCCCCTGGCATCAGTAATCATACATTTGCCCTCATCGGATCCCTTTACTGGACAGAGCAAAAACGCCTCTCCTGCCGGATCCAGCTGATATCCTGTAAGCATGTATCCCTCTCTGTCAAACAGGTACCAACCACACGTACCGTCTGTGGCCTCTCGAAGCCAGTACCAGCCGTTGCAGGCATAAGAACCATCAGAATACTGATACCACCATCTATGACCATCTGCAGTCGGATAGAAGCCCTCACGATATGTTACAGGCTCCTGATCAGCTGAATAGTCAATATCACACAGTTTCAGCGCCTTCTGCCAGGCTGTTGCCGATACTTTACTCTTAATCGTCCCGTAGTTAATCCCCTTTGCTTCGATGCACCAGCCATCACCAATAAACACGCCTATATGTCCTGGCTTCCAGAGAGCCCAACCAATCATGGATTCATCCAGATGGTCGATGTTTATCCGCTCTGCTGCAGTATCATGGTAGTTGTAACTTCCCCTGATCCGGCCCGTGTACCAGCTGATAAGTCCGCTGCAGTCCGTACAGTGCTGACCAATGTATTTAGCTGCCTTATTCTTATAAGCAGATGTATAAGTGCCGGGGTTCTCGCGCGCCAGCTGGTCAATACGGGCTTGAGTCATTAACTCTCCCTTGGCGCCGAATACATATGGTGTGTCAATCTTATTCTTGCAATGCTCTATCAGTCCATTTCTTGTCTTGCTCATCTTACTAACCTCCATAAAAACAGTTCCAGGATTGCTTCCATCCCCCTCCTACAAAAAACTGCAGTATTATAAGTTGCGATATTGCAACAACGCCATCACGCGCCCTGTCGGACAGGAGTATCGACTGTTATCACTATTTTCCGTCAATTCCATAATCAGCGCTGTCAATCTTGTCCTTCAATACTGCTATGTACTTACACAACCAATCTGGCACGTTAGCACCCATTCTCCCAGTGTTTTCAATAATAGACAGCAATTCATTAAGTATATACCAAACAGCCACCAAAAGCCCAAAGAAGGCTGTTACAGGCATCTTAAAACCTAAATCCTTTGAAATCATAACGATTATATAATCCACAACCATAGCCACTGCAATAACACAGAGATACCCTACTTTTTTTATAATTCCTTTAGCCCCCTTCTTTGATGTCCAGCCAAATCGGTCATCACCCAGGTGATCAATTGCCTCTACCTTGCTTGCCAGCATTCCTGTGATATAATCCACAACCATCATGGTAATCAGAATGCACAGAACCGGAAACAGAATTCCCAGCTTGTCAGAGAACCATGCTCCCAAAACTGCCGAAATTCCCTGAACTACAATTACATATTCTTTTTTCATAATAAGTCCTTTCTCTTGAAATAAAATAGGCCGCTTATGGGCGGCAGACTGCTAGGTTAAAAATTCTATTTTTCTTAATGAGATCATATTTGTTCGATAGTTGTTTGTGCTCATTGCGCCTTGTATGCAAAAAAACCAAAAATCATTTTTATAGTTTGAAGAAATATTCAATTCATATACATAAACTCCGTTCTTATTCCATTCACTATAATGATCAATATATGGGGTAAAGGACGGCCGCCCTGTGCTCGAAGCACTGTCAAGTATCTGATAGCCATTGTAATAACATGTTTTAGGAAGAAATCCACATATGATTTCAAACCATGAATACGATTCTGACTTATAAAATTTTGGTGAAAATTCTATTCGTACTTTACTAAAAGGGCCTAGATGAATGGATTTTTTTGATAAAATCATGTAATTTTCAGAAGCAGTTTTATAGGCTCTAAGATTTATGCTGCCATCATCGTAATTTTGTATTGTGTACTGTGCCCAGAACCCATTCGCCAATACACCCGAATAAGTTCCCATATTAAAAGACGTTTGCCCTGCAGCCAAATAGGAATAATCAACCATTGTCCCAGCTAAGCCGCCTATATTTATGCCCTGTCTGATATTCCCAGCCTGTAAGCCCGGTAAATCTGCCTGTATCCAGTTAACCCCGTTAAGGTAATGTTTATTTCTTACCCCCAGATTCACACAGCCTCCCCAGGCACTGATTCCTGTTGCATATGCCCGATCTGTTCCAGATACATCTGCATTCTGGAATGCGACACTAGGACCATTTACTTTACCCCCACCGTTGTGGTATCCCTCTGGAACAGCAGTCTGTGCATTCAGTCCTACAGAACCGTTCCAGGCCCCGCGCAATGTTACCGCAGGGCCTGTAACTCTACCTGTACCGCTGTGGTGACCATCAGGTATAGCAACCGACTCATTTATACCTACACTAGCTGTCCAAGATCCTCTCTCTGGCATACTTCCAGGCGCTGGATCGTCTTCTCCATATACACCTGCAGTGTAACCCGACAGTACCTGTGCTCTTCCTGCCGTACAGTCTTCCTGATCAATCCCTCCAGCACCACCTAAAGCTATAATAACTTTTCCCATGTTCTACTCCTTCCTGCTCATAATCAGAATTATCAGTTTTAATTCTAAACGCTATTTTTAATAATTGGTCGTGGTATGTAATTTTAATTTATAGCACAAAAATATAGTGTAATAATTCTATGTTTTAACTCCAATTTTTGGTTTTATTTACCTATAATTCTGATTATCAGAATCCGACACTTCAAGTATATCCGTTTTTTCATCTTCGGACAAATTTTTATATGTCTCCAGTACTTTTTCCGGATCTTCACCGCGTTCCTTCCTGATTCGCAAAGCTTTAATGATAATATTTTTTGCAATATTACTAAGCATAATACACACCTCCAATCAAGTCTGCCATGATACAGATAAGATCATCAATCTGTGATTGAATCTGATTTTTCTCCTGTATCTGCTGTAAGTACTGATGGCTAACAAGAGAATACCATGTCCAACCGTTTTGTATTCGTTTACCTTCAGAGTCTTTTTTATAAACAGGATCACCTGCTTCATTTAAAACAGTATTACCGTTTCGGTCCAGCAAGAATTCATATGTTGGCTCATACCTGTATTTTCTAATACATTCAATGCACCAATCTCCAAAAATTTCTTCTCTTGTTTTATCAGTTTCAATTTCATATGCATAATGATTTGGTTGTACATCTAGCGAAAGAACTTCATAATTTTTATTTGTATATATTTTCATTAACTGACCTCCTATTAGTATCCCATCACAATTACATCATATTGGGTTGATTTTTTATTAACTGGAATCCTTACAACATTATTAGTCCCGAATATCATATTAGGACCCTCCATTCGCGCACAAGCACAATAATCTTGAGCATAATTAATGAGAAAATAATTTCCTGAACGGCTATAATAGGAATGGTATGCTGTGTTTGGTACATATAATGCTTCCGCATGAAGTATAGTACTGAATCCAACATTTACATCTATATATGGATAGTTAATTGTTCTATTATTATAAGACAAAAATCCTAACGAAGTTGACGTCGAATTCACTGTTGCCCTAAATGTTCTTACATTTATATTAGGTACTGTTCCCCAAATCCCAAGACACGATTGGCCTTGCACCATTTTTCCAGCAGTTAATCCAATGGCATTTGCCACTTCAGAAGGCGTGCGATAGTTCCAGGCATTATGTCCATCCGATTGATAATATCCATTTGGAAAGTAATAATAAAGCCCTTGACCATTCAGTCCGGATTCTGAGGCATGCGTTCCTGGTGAAAAACTTGGCATATTGCCAGTGCACTTTACACCATTTTTCCAGTAAGTATATCCATTCAGTACTTTAGCATTATCCGCTGACACGTCTCCAGTCCATACTACCCATGCATCCCCCTGGACTCCTGCTATATTATATCCAGCTCGAATTTTGTCGGCTGAAATTCCAAGATCGCTTCTAAACTTACTAACTGGAACCAATACAAAAGGCTTTTCTCCATTTTCATCTGTAACTGTATAGTTGCCCGGTTCCATTCTGACAAAGTAACCGCTGTCATTATTCCACCAGGAATTGTTCGAATACGCCTGCTGATAAGCCGAAGGAATCAAACCTCTTTGCGGCTCATCACTACCCGCCCCGTAAAACACCTTGTCAGCAAGAACACTATAGGGCACCGCTGTCAGCCCATCTAGATCACCACCGCCACTTGGCATTGGTATAACTTTTCCCATCTCATCACGCTCCCTCTGTCAAAATTTGAAAATCTACCGTCGGTTTCTTATATGCCTTAAAGGTTATTTTTTCAGCGGATACCCCGTTTGGATTACACATTAAAAAGCCGGCGGCTCTGTTCCAGGCTTTTACTTGATCTATTGTTGCATTTTCCGGAATGTATACCCCTATTACCTTTATATCATCCGCAACCGTTGAACCAGCACAATTCACGGTTTGGGTATATGGGTACGATCCGCTCCACGCTGCAGCAGAAAGAGTTATTATCCGCCGGGTAACCATTTTTTTTAAAACTCCATCAAGTATATCCATATTATTATTAAAGTCTTCAGGGGTTGCCACATCTGTCTCCTCGGGCTTTTTTAATCCATAATATTGTGTTGTCTGCATCCTTACGCTCCTTTCATAACTTTTACTTGTCCCCACGTTTTTGTTTTAAGTTCTCTCCACATCTTTGCTTTTAAATCCTCCCAGACTGTATAGGTATACTCAAAGCTATAAGACATGTGGGCGGGTTTAACCGTCTCCAGCATCTCAATAAAAGCCTGCATGTTTCTCGGTATTCCCTTTATCCCAACAAAACGCACAATGAAATGATACTTCTGATTATCCTCAATCACCTGCACTTCTCCTCCGGAAAATGCTGCAGCGGTATCCTCTATCATCTGTTTTGTTGTGGTGCTCTGTCCCCGCAGTTTTGCCATTACAATCTCACGACGCTGTTCGTAGGACAGAGACAAGTTTGTAGTGATCTCATACATCTCTTCCCACAGAACCAGCCCCCAGGTTGCAGTCACAATAAAACACTGGTCAAACAAATTTCTCAAATTATTCTGAAGGTATCCAACTTCGTATCCCTCCGCCTGGTAGAGTTCCTTCAATTCCAGAAGCTCTGACAAAAAGGAGGGCACATATCTAGACAAATCCGCAAAAAATTTTTCTGTTGTTCCGATATCTTCAGATTCCTGAGCATACTGAACAAGACCATATCTTGTCTTTCCATACATATTCTAAATCACCTCTCTTTGGACAGCTATATTGCCCACTTCATCATATCAGGCACCTTCTGTGATTATCTGAAAATCTACCATCGGTTTCTTATATGCCTTAAAGGTTATTTTTCCAGCTGCCACCCCGTCCGGATTACATATGAGATACCCAGCGGCCTTATTCCATGCTTTCACCTGATCCAGCGTTGCATTTGCTGGCACATATACCCCAATCACTTTGATATCATCACCTGCCAATACCCCAGAGGCAGTTACTTCTTGACTAAAAGGATAAGAACTGCTCCATCCAGCAGCTGTTAAAGTCAAGTTCCGGTGGGTGCTTTTTATATAGATACTATCATGATTATGGTTCTTCGCCGCTGCATCTGTAATTCCGAATCCGGACAGTGTCGTTGGATTTGTGCCACCCGTCACATGTCCCTGGACATTGACTGTAACACTTCGGTATGTTCCGGCTGTAACGCCGGTGTTTGGATGAACATAATTATTGGAGTTGCTGGCAACTCCGTTTAGCTTTGTTTTGTCTGCTGCTGACATCAGACCGGCTGTCGATACAGTGGCCATATCATACGTAGTGTTGGTATCCGGTGGTGTTTGCCAAGTACCATCTGCTCTTAAATACTTTGTATGTGCACCGGCAGCCGGTGCTGGAACCAGCCCATGTGTACCAGAAGCATTTGCAGTTGCTCCTTTCATATCTGTATATGTCGTATTATTATCCGCCGACCAGACTGCAGTGCCATCAGATACCCACTTTAAAAACTGTCCCGTAGATCCTCCTGCAGGGATATGCTTGTTTCCTGACGTAGCTGGATGTGTATAAACCGTATCAGTAAACTTTGCTCCTGTTGGCACATCTGAGTTTACCGTATGCCTGTTTACAGTGGCTGCATCTCCACCATTGGCTAAACGTGCATCACTGAGTCTGGCATCATTTCCCTGGCATACACTACCCCCAGTACTTCCAAAGTCCTTATTAAATGCTGATTTCTTGATAAATGCAGGTTCTGCCGCCAACTCATTGGCTGTCGGCTTATTCGCCTCCGTATACACCCGATACCATTTCCCCCAATTCTTGTAATAGTTTCTCATATACTTTTTGGGATTTGTCATTGCATATTCCGTTACCTCCTGGTATATACCAGCGTGCTTTCCAACAATCATAAAAAATGCATTGTCCGTTGGACAATTTTTCAATGTGGCGGACGTTGCATTTGTTGGACAGGAATAAAGTCCGGGAGCAGTAATTGTATTTAAATCAGCATCAGACGTCAAATTATTAACATTTAAATAGTTAGCGTAAGAGGCCGTCCCTCCGTTTGCCGGCAAAGATGACGGAAAATCTGTAATTTGAGTCTTCGTGTGGGTATGCATCGGCAGGGCAGTAAGCGCACTGTTCCATCTATCTATCAGAGCCTGGGTAATTTTGTCCAGCACAGTTTTATTGGCATGAGTATGGTTCTGGCTCGTATCCACATCAGCGGCTGTAATATAACCAGTATCGTTGGTAAACTGCGACAGCTTTGCCGGCATATCCGTTATTTGGCTCTTTGTATGAGTATGTACTGCCGGCGGAAACGAAGAAGGTATATTTTTAATATAGGCATCTGATGCTGAATCTTTTACAGCCCAGTCAGACTGTATATTAACTTCTGCCCCGGCTGCGATCCCCGATAATTTTGTTTTTTCGGCCGTCGTATAGTCATTGGCCGACAATCCCTTTCCAGACACCTTGTCAACCTTATTACCTACTGTATTCCAGGCATCCAGTAACGCCTGCGTGACCCCATCCAGAATACTTTTATTTGAGTGAGTGTGCTTTTTACTATCCGCATCATTCCAATTCGTTCGCTCCAATACGGTAATATGTTTGATTGTGTCACTCACATGGGTATATGCCATATTCCAGTTATCTGTCACTGCCTGCGTAATCTTATCAAGAATCGATTTATTGTTGTGGATATGTTTCCTGCTGTTCGCATCGTCATAAGCGGCCTTATCTTCTTTACTAAGAATACCATCCACGCTATGAGTTGCTTTTGGTATCGCATTCGCTGAAATGGCAATCCATACCGTCCCATTCCACCTATAAGTATAGTCCGTGTCCTTGACGTTAACTGTCCAGCCATCCTCAGGCTTCGGATAAACGACGGAAATATCTGAAAAAGTATCAACCGCCTCTTTCCAGTCAATGGCCGTTTCCAAAGCGCTGAATTTATTATCCACTTCATTCCGGGTGTATTTATCATCCCAGTTTGGTTTGTTAGTCGTAATCGTATCCCTGATAGAATCCTCTGCCGTAACCGCTCGGGAAGTTTCTGACTTAATGTCATTTTGCAGTTCCAGCTCTGCCGTTTTCGCCCGTGCCGCTTCTGCAGTGATATGATCCGCATTGGCCTTTTCGGCTGCCATTGCTCTGGATACTTCTGATTGCATGTTTTCCGTCAGGACTCTCTCTGCCCCTTCCGCTCTGGCTGTTTCTTCCTGCAGGTTTTTCGCCAGCTCCGCCTCTGCTCTTTCTGCCCGGCTCATCTCATTGGCCAGATCCGCCGCTATCCTTTCCTCTTCCGCCTTTGCACGTTTCTCCTCTGCGTTAAGCGCAGCCTGAGTTTCTACAGTCTTTTCCTGTACCAGGTTAATATCCTCTGCTTCTACAGTATCTCCATCTGTCTCATAACTGATATACACCACAGGTGCATCTGAATAAAGGCGGATACTTCTCTTCCATGGCGTCAGGCCAGGTGTTGAGAGTACATAGGACTCTATCCTCTTCCCAGTCAGTTTGGGACCAGTCCATACGGATAGCGTAGCAGTATTAATGTTGTCATGGGCCAGCAATGCTTCGTACACACCACCAACTGGCTGTACCTCCTCTTCAATTACATAGGTATTTCCATCCACTTTATTCAGTTTCTCTGTAAAACTGCTAACCTCCATTACTGCATCACCTCCAGTATTACGGTTCCAGCAACTGCTATTTCCTTCTCATCCAATTCAATATTTCTTATCTGGCCATTCAGCTTTAACTCTGTAAAATCTTCCACCCCCGTCACACCAAGAAGCAAATTGCCCGTTCTTGCCAGACTAACATAAGCAATATCAAATGCACCACTTTGCAGGTAATCTGTAAAATCCCTGAGAAAAAGTTCCTGCACAGTTCCCAGATTTACTCCATTTTGAAGTCTTACCTTTGCAGTCACACTGACACCCTTTTCCACGGCAGAAACCACAGTCACATCTGCACCGATTGGCCTTTTTTCCTCAATATGTCCTTTTACCTGTTCGACCAGCTCAGTTCCGGCAGCCGAACGGTCTGCATCGGTAATTACCACCTTCACAGTACCAGGCCCCTGGGCAAGGGGATAAATTTTTGCAGCCCCCACGCCAGGACATTCCATAGTCCAGTTATAGTAATCATATACATTTCCACTGGTAGAAGGCTTCTGAACCTTAAAAAGGAATCGTTCTCTAAGCGCCTCCGTCGTTTCTTCTTCATTTCCCTCAAGAAGTACCTCTGTCAGCTCCGCATGTGTGAGGTCTGGAATGTAATCGATTGGAATCATAATACCCAGGAATCGGTTCCCAATTGCTCCTGGCGTCTCGCATTCCAAACGGTATGTCCTGTCGCTGATCTTTTCTGTTGCGGTATAGTTCAGTGTCCCAAGTGAAAATCGTTTACCCAATTCTATATCTATATTGAACTCCCCTTTTAACACAGCCCTCGTCGCCGGATAAGGAATGATACCCCACTCCGCACAGCGCCTGATTAAATTATCCCGGTCTGCGGTCCCGGCGAAAACCTGTTTCAGCGCCCAATCCAATTCAATATACATATTCTGCATTTCTACGGCCGCAGGTGCCATGGCGTCATAAATAACAGAGCCTTCCCTTTTGTCAATGTAATCCGGTACGCGGTCCAGCATCCGATTTAAAATCACCTCATATGTTATATTCTCATACATTAGATTTCCACCTCCTTCTGCGTATCGACTGTTCCAAACTTTGTCTGTACTCGAAATGATACCAGGAGCTTTCTTCCCTCAGTGGTAAATGAAAAAGCATCGACGCTTACAATTCTGTCATCCCGCGTCAATGCTTCCCGTATCCTCTTTTTCAATTTCGACTTTGCCACTCCCAGGGGCTTTCCAAATAATCCGTTCAGTTCCACGCCATAATTCCAGCTATAGATCAGGCAGTCAAAGCGTTCCGTATTAAGAATACAAAAAATGGTCTGTTTTACTGCTTCCAACCCATCTAACATTCCTGAAATACGCTTTATTTCTATTCCCTCTGTGTTATCAGAAACACCCATGACGTTCAATCTGTACGTTTTAGAAGGCATCTGTCGGATCTTAAAATCCTGTTTTAGAATATTACCTGTTTCAGGCAGCATGTCACCCTCCTTTCTGCCAGCGGTCTGCTACAAGGTACCGCTGGCCGCCCCGTTTCTGAATCAGCAGTACTTCGTCTCCGGCCTTTAACCCATTTTTAATGGAAACATTGACTTCCCCTATTCCAGGAATATCCATTCTCTGTACGTGATCCGTCAGGTACTGGGGAACTATGAGCTGTGAGGCAGCAAGAAATGTATTTGTACCCCATCGAATTTCCAGCGGCGCCGTTTTTGTCACAGTCCCCGACACAATATCGCAGGGAGCCCCCGCCTCTACCGCTTGCAGGACAATCTTCCTCATGTTATCAATCCATTCTGCATCAGCCATTGATACCTACTCCTCTCAATCTTAAATCCATAGTATGGATTCCCTCGTCAATCTTATGGGTTACTGATTCAATCAGCAGATAATTTTTTAATTCCATATCCTTAATATCCAGTAATACGGGGATCAGGCAGCCCGCACGCACCCTGATATCACCGAATGCATCTTTTATATTAAGGCTCTTTGAGGGCTGATTATAGAATTTTAAATACGTTTCGGCAATGTTTTGACCATTCGCGCCGCTGTCAATAGATTCGTCATATTGCAAAATTCCCCATTTATTGATCTTTTCAGTGTCTTTTGTAATATAGACTTCTCTCGTATTTGTATTATTATTTTCGCAATACACTCTGATTTGATTGTAGGTGCTGCTGTCAATACTGATTTTAAAGTCATAATCCTGCGCCGTCGTCTCGTCAATTACAATATCCAGCTTCATATCTTCCACATTTTTCAATGTCAGTCTTCCCACATCATCATAAAGAACGTAAATCTTTCCAGTACGAATCATGGTTAAGTCGAGAGCATTTAAGATTACGTCAAAAAGTGTGCTGTTCTTTTCATTACGCTCCAGCGTACAGCCGGTATCTGTCAGCTCTCCCGTCTGCAAGTGAAAATCATCTGCGATCATCCGGATTACTTCCCCTGCGGTAAGCCCCGTATAATTATAACTCTCCTTATTTTTTAAATACCTCAACTGGTCATAAGCTGTCACCTTCACCAGTCCTTCGCTTCCCCACCCCCGTTCAAAGATGAAGCCAAAGAATACCGGTGTTCCATTTACATCCAGACGAACCGCATTGCCCTCTTCAATCTTAAGCACATCGTCAGGAATCAGCGTGAAGGAACACTTCCCCGGCTGGCCCTTCCGTTCCATTTCCCAGCTGATACTCCCATCCACCACTGGTTCGTAAACTGTTTGATCATTCTGGATATATAGATGTACTTCCATCTGTTTCTCCCCCTTCTATAATGGCATAGTGAGAACCCAGCCCGGTTGAATTATGTTGGGATTGCTGATTTTGTCACGGTTGAGATCATAAATCTCCCGCCAGCGGTTACCGTTTCCCAGCCTCTTTTTGGCAATATTCCAAAGACAGTCTCCCTTCTGTACCGTGTACATTTCTGATGTCGGAAGAGTTCCTTCTCTTTCCGGAATTGTGTCTGTAGTCTCCGGAGTATTCTGGTCCTCCTTAATCTTGAATTCCATAATCTTAGTTCCGTAGTTTTTATATTCCTTCATGGAAAGTGACACAGTTAGATCCAGCCCCTCATTCACATCATCAGAAACACTGTAATCTTCTAGTGTTACATTGATATTCGTATCAAAGAAATCATTCCTCCCCGGGCCATTACGAATTACGATGAATTCAAACGGCTCTCTGCTCTCCTTTAAAGATTTAAGATGCTCCAGAAAATCCTCTGCACGGTCAATGCTGCCATCCCATACAGCACAGGGATAATTCACCTGTGGTATTACTGCATCAATGGTGATCTCCGCCAGCCCAGGAGGCCGAACCATGTTGACCTCCTCGCCATTGATCAAAACAGACGTTTTATTCTGGCCCGGATACTTGATCGGGATCTTCTCGGGAGGAATGGGAAGACGCATGTCATCAATATATACTTCATAACCCATTATATATGGCCTCCTTCCGCAGCAGCAGAAAGGAAATCGTTTGTAAATACTGCAAGCGCCTGACCCATATCACTAAAATCCGCCTTTTTCGTAAGTGTATTGCTGTTTTTGACCTCCACCTTTAAATCTGCAAGTGTAAAACGGTTGATAATCTCCTGCTCGGCAGCATCACGCATATACTTCAATTCCTCATCCATGACGTCCATCGTGTCAGCCATAGCGGCGGTATTAGCGGCAGTACGTCCGGTATTACCTGATATATCAGTATCATATCCGCCGAAGGTATTATCCTGCCCTGCTGCTTTCGCTGCCATATCAGCCTTCACTGATTCTATCTCAGCCTCACGTTTTAATCTGTTCTGATGCATATCATATTCCTGCCAGTGCAAATCCTGCGCCCTGCTTTTTTTAGCAGCCAGATTGGCCTCCTTCTGCGCGGCAAGGCTGGCTGCTCTCTGGCTCTTTCTTGCTTCGGCTTCTAATTCCGCCTCTGTTCCAAATTCTACATGGCCAATTAACTCAATTGATGTTCCTGTAATGCTGTTCACTAAACTTATCAGCTCATTAATACGATCAATTGCGCCGTTTATAAACTCCTGCATAATTAAAAGTCCTGACACTTTCAGATAATCCAAAATATTTAATACCCATATCCGAAACGAGTTAAGTCCCAGAAGCATATCCCCAAGACCATTCTGTATATTTACTCCTGCTGCAGCAATCATAAGTTTTAACTTGTCTAACTGTGTTTTAACAGCATTCACACAGATGAGCCAGGCGATTTGTATTCCGCCAACAGATTGTACCCATTTATAAATCATATACACCACTGTTCCTATAATAAGAGCAATCCATGTTAATGGGTTTGCAAGTAATGTGGTCATTAATCCCTTAGCTGCCAAATCAGCAATCAGATTAGCTGCGGCAAAAAAAAGAATTCCTGCAGCAACTCCATAAAATACAGGTGCAATTGCCGACCAGTTTTCACTAATAAACGCTGCTCCGTTTCCTATCATCTGAATAACCGGCCAAAATGTCTGTAACAACGAATTTTGAATGGTATTTATAATCTGACCAAATGTTGCAGGCATAGAATTAAACTTATCGTTTGTCTCCTGTGCCATGTTAAGAAGGGAAGCTTTTACAACCTGGGCAGACACCTCTCCCCTCTCAGCATACTGTCGTAAAGAGCCTTCTGCCCACCCCATATTCTGCTCGATCGTCCGTGCTATCCCCGGGGCTGCATTCAGTATCGAATTCAGCGCTGCACCGCTCATTGTACCTGCCGCCATTGCATCCGTTAACTGTGACATTGCACTTGCCTGATCCTGTGCTGAAGCTCCGCCGATAACAAACTGCTTATTCGCCTGTTCCATGAAAGCGATCATTTCATCATTACTGCTAAAGACACTGCCTGCATTGATTCCCATATTGGCTATGGCCGCCGCTGTTTCCATGTAAGGCGCCCTAGACCGCTGCGCGGAGGCAAATATTTTTTGATTCAACTCCTCTGTAGACTGGGCACCATCGTTCATCATATCCAGACGTGCCGTTGTGCGTGTAACGTCATCTGAAAATGCCATTATTTTTTGAACACTAAAAGACTTGGCAATACTCTTTGCAATATTCTTAATCTTTCCTTCCAGACCGGAAGCTGCACCTGTACCATTTTTAACCGCATTGTTAAATTGATTCTGTGATGCCAGACTATTTCTAATTTCCTGTCCCGCGGAACCTACGGAATCGTCCAGTTGCTTATATGCATTATTTATCTCACCAATATCCATTTTCGACATGGCCTGACTCAAATTATCCTGTGCCCCCTGGACTTTATTTAATTTCCCCCTCAATGCCTCTAATTCATTATTGGTCTGCTCAGTCCTCAAATCAACCGGAATATTATTAAACTGCTGAAGCCGGACATGCAGCGCCTGTATGCGGTTTTCTATGGAAGCCATGTCGTTTAACATCCCCGGCGGTGTAACCACCATTTTTCTGGCCTGTTCAGAAATGGTTTGTTGACTTTTATAGAGCTGCTGTGCCACCTGATCTGCCTCCTGAAATTCAGATGCAAACCGCGGAGCGCCGCTGTTTAAAAAAACAGGCGGAGTGGATACAGGTGACCACGAAGGTTGTTCTGCAGTTGTTGAAGATGCTGGCCGCATTGGGATCTGCAAAGGGGCCTGCGTTTTCGTTGATATAGCTGGAGGGATAACAGTTGATGCTGTACGGTCAAGTTCCTTCTGATAACGAACAAGTTCTACCGTTGCCCGGACAATTTCCTGTCTGGCGGAATCCATCATAGCCGTGCCTGACCCCTTGTCCATTGTAACCTTGACACGTTCTAACGTGTCTCGCATAACAATCAGAGACTGCGTATTATGTTCACAGTATGAAGACATATGCTCCAGTGCCTTGATTGATGAGCGTAAATTAGCCATGCATTTACTCCTTTCATTAAAACTATATGCAAAAAGAACGTCCCTCTTCGGAAGGACGTTCCTACTGCTACCTCTTCTTTGCCTTCGCCTTGTTAGCTTCCTTTTTATCATGCTCCAGCTTCAACTCCATTGCTGCTATCACATAAGCCTTTTCATACCGGCTCAATGACAAAAATTCATGAGGCCATTTATGGAGCTTATGGAGGCAATAATAAGCAATGTTTGCTTCCATATCACCTCCATTGATTAGTTTTTTGCTTCTTCCGCCAAATCGTTCATATCAATATCAAATCCGTTGACTTCCTGAACCTTCGTCAGATAGTCATTGTACTCACCCGGATTCAGCATTTTCTTTAAAAGAGTATCACTTCCCATCACGTGATAGGAATCCTGAAGTTCTTTATTATTCAGATCCGGATACACGGTACAGGCCGCCGCCAGCTTTCCAACGTAAAGGCTGTAATCTGTTTCCGGAACAAACATTCCCTTTTTTCCCTGAACCGGTACCCGCTTTGTACACGCCTTTTTTAACGCTTCATCTTCTTCAGAAGAAATGCATCTGATTTCCCATTTCACAGGCTTTTTATCCGCCCCCACGAAACGATTCGATACGATACATTTGACATTCTCCACCTTAATGGCATTCTGTGCCAAAAAACAGCTTAATTCACCCATATTCTCTTAACCTCTCTTCCTTTTCTACATTCCCGAAAAACCTGTAAACATCTCCGGCATCTCAAAATCTTCAAATGTAAAGTCCGCTTCTTCGTCCAAATACTCTGCGTCTGCATCAAACTTAGTCAGAATACCTCCGTCAAGATTGCAGTCTTTCAAAATAACCGTCTGCCGGCCTGCTCCGGATGTCGGATCCTCATTCGTCACCTGGATATCGAAATAAATATCCTCTCCAGTTTCTTTATAGCGGTACAGAAGCTGTCGGAAAATACTGGTATTATAATGAAATGTTGCAGACCCGGTGCCTTTCCATCCGGTTGTTTTATTCCCTTTCCCCGTCTTTCCCAGGATCGGAATTTCAGACTTCGTCTTCTCTATCTTGGCCTCCAGATTAATGGCCTGCATAAAATTGTACCGTTTTCCTTCAATTGTAACAAAACACTCCGCAAGTGACGCGCTGACCGCATCCTTTGCATTCATCATCGCATTATTTAACATGTCCCATCACTCCTTCCTACTGTACTACTACAGTCATATATAACTGGCTCATAGAATTAATTGGTTCCACCGGGAAGTTCACTACTACCGACCGTTTCGTCTGTCCCTTTTCCACCTGGATATCATCGGAATTTACCGCTTCTATAGCCCGTCTTCCTGCCATCTGCTTCACATATGTCACAATATCATTCCAGAGACTCACCCGGCCGGCTTCGTCATTGGGGATCTTCCCCAGATAACGATTATTAAATATTGCTGCGATATCATTCCCGATCTGATCCAGCACACGGATTGTCTGGTTACTGGAGAAATCATTTCCTTTCTCCGTCGTGTAAGAAGTTAATGTATTAATATCCCTCAAAACCCGGACCTCATCCCCTACTTTGTGGAATAACAATTTTCCAGCTGTAATTCCTTCGGAAAACTGCGCCTGGGTATATCCGGTCTTTACCGTATACTCCCCGTTATACACCTTGTTTTCTATGGTTTCGTTTACAGCGCAGGCTGCTTCCGCCCCTGCCGTCCAATAAATCAGTCCGCCCGGATCCTCTTCCGTCTGATTCTCCACAGAAATAACCCCCTCATAATCCGCCTGAGAGTACTGGTGCATAACTGTCTGGAACTTAATGCCGTTGTCTTCTCTCATACGCTTCGTAAATGCTGCAAACAACGCCTTCACCGGCTCCTGTGAGGCCGGACAGCAAAGGATCTGGAAAGATCGGCTCTCCATCTTTTCCAGGAAGCCTGTATAGTCCTGTTCTGTCACATCTGGGCCATTCGTTCCCCCCGCCAGCGATGTACCCGCAGTTTCTGAAAGTTCTGCATCCGCCTTAAACGTAACATAATCATTATCCTTCAAATCTGCAGCGCTCATAACCGTCTGCTTATCCATCTCTTTACCAAAAAGCAGGGTCTTCACATCATACTTATTCTCATTGTCCACATGTTTAGAAATAACGGTCATCAGACTGTTTCCCAGAATCCCGCTGTATCTTGCAGCACTGAAATTATTCGAAGCTTTTTCTCCTCCGTTGATTCTGCAGAAAATTCCCTTTGTCATGTTCCGGAACAGCTCGCGGACCGGCATCATAACTGGATCTCCATAGGAATAACCGAAGAGAGCTCTGCTGTTTTTCTGAAACTCTTCTGCCGTCACCTCAAACACTTTGTTTTCCGGCCCCCAGTTGAGAATCATAGGCACCGCTGCCGTTCCTCTTATTCCAATTACAGGCGCTGCAACACCTGCGTTAACAAAGTTAATATAAGTTCCCGGAAGAACCTTATTCTGTGCTAAAAAACTACCGCCACCTAACATCTTTTCACCTTTCCTTTCATAAATCCGTTTATAGTTTCTTCTGCTCTGTTTTTCATCTGATTTCAATTCCTTCCATGGCTTCTTCCATACTTTTTTCTCTGATGCCAAACGTGTTAAATTGTACAAAAAAAGAAAGAAACCTGCTGCCGTTTCCCTCTTCAATACGGCCATTTTTTCCAGTTCCGTTTAGCTGAAAGCCATGATCCAGAGTGATTGTCCACTTCTGGTTCATCAGGATATCAAGGACCCGGTAGATTTCCCGGGACGGCTGTTCATTTTCTCCAGGATAATACCTGATAGATAGAGAACTGCTTCGATAATAACCCGCTACCGTCGTATTTTTTTCAGACGTTTCTAAAAATCCCGTGTAAAAACAGGGGGATAAAAGATCCTGATTAGCCGCTTCAGTATAAATGTAATACCCCTGTTCCGGCGGAAACAGAATTGAAAGTTCCTCTGCCACCTTATCCACAATTTCGTTGTACATGACTATATCCCTCCACATTTTACTACAGCCTTCCCTGTCTGTTCTGGTAGCCTTCCAGCCATTCCAAATGCTCCCGTTGTCTCGCTTCCCAGTCAATCTCATAGAGTGCCGCACGTTCTGTGGAACTCGTCCACGTGGTATGAAAACGCGCAGACCCATTTCCGGTAAGAGCCATACCGTAGATTTCCATAAAGGGCAGTAGTCTGGCAGCATATTGCGGCTTACCAAGCTCCTGTAAAGCCTTTCTTTCTATACGGCTGACAGCTTCTCTGGTTATACCGTAATCTGCTCCTATAGACTTAAGAGAACGCCGCCCCTGATATCTTTTTCGAATCACTTCCGGCTGCCGGCCATCTAAGCTGTCTACGCAGCCCCACAGAACGGTGCCAAACTTTTCACATTCCATCCGCTCTAAAACGTCGGTTTCTATATCAGCAGGGTCTGCCACCGCATCGGCTAAGGTAGTACCGTCCTCTTCCAGACCAGGTATAGGACTGTCTAAACTTACCAGTTTTATCAGACAGGCATTTTTCTTTAAATCTTCCACCTGCTCGGTGTTTATCCCCAAATAAGCCGCTGTCTCCCATTCTAACGGGTTTCTGCCCTCTCGCTCTGCAAAATCAGTGCAGAATTTTTCATACTGCCTTACCTTTTCCTGACAATTCACAGGCAGCCTGAGACAGCTTCCGTTTGTCTGAAGATACCGTTTCATATACAGGCGGATCCAATACTCCGCGTAGGTAAGGAATTTCACCTTTTGATCCGGATCGTAACCTTTAATAGCCGGGTAGAGTGCTAAATACCCCTCCTGCTCTAAATCCTCCACCTCACCGCTGCCACGATACTTCCAGGCCATGGCATGAATAAAGCTGCGTACCTGATTGTAAAGCGTTTCCATATTGTCATCTGCATTTTCTCCGGCCTTGATACTAATTACAAGCTGTTCATTGGTCATGATACTGTTCCTCCCTATTTCATAATCATTCAGCCCCCTTCCGTATGCAGCGCCCTGCCCGTTGCTTAATATTGTTATTCAGCAGAACATCTGTTTTCAGATCTCCCATTTCATACTATATCATTTCGTTTTGGGACATGCGGGACATTGGGGACAAACCTTAATTACTATCCATAAATCTTTGAAACTCTTTTTTTACGCTCTCCGCTGTAGCGTTTCGCCCAATCCGGACAGCCACCTCTCTCCATGTCATCTCTTTAAATATTTTATATCTGACAATACGCTGCATACGCGAAGGGATTTTATTCATCCAGGCTTCCACTTCAATCATAGTTCTCACTGCCCCTGCCTTACGTTCTTCTAAAATCTTTTCTTTTGTGTCCAGATTCTCTAAATTCTGCAGCGGTTCCTTAACCAAATCTGAAATAACAGACTTCCGAAGTCTCCTGGCCTTTTGAATATCCTCTTCCGTTTCTCTTAACAGTTCGCAGGCATCCACATAATCATTTAACATGTTCTTATTCAATATTTTCCTCCCTCCAGTCAAAGCGCTTTTGTTTTCAGGTCTCTCTACTTCTCAGTATTTAACGCTTTTTCTTTCTGCTTGATTAATTTTTTGATTAATTTTCATTATGCTTGACAGATATATCTCACCGGTGTATATTAGTTTTATCGAACGTATGTTCTATCTTTTTTTAAAGGATTTTTCTAATACCCTTATTTTTCTAACAGTAATATTGCAAGTTCATTACATTTTCCGTTAACGGTATGTTTATTTAAACTATATATCCGTTAACGGAAAATGTCAATACTTTTCCTTTGTATTTTTACCGTTAACTATAGAATTTTGTTTGACTTTCTCACTCTATGGCGGTAAGATATTTATATAAGGAGGTATTATTAAGATGGGGCTGGAAAAAATTGCGGAATATAAGAAAAAACTTAATATGACGACATTTGAACTCTCATATCGTTCTGGCGTACCTTTAGGCACTTTAAATAAAATACTAAGCGGTGCGACGAAGGACCCAAAACTGGAGACATTAAAAGCCATTGCCAGGGTACTTGGATTATCACTGGATGATTTTGATGATACTAACAAATCAGACAATTTAAACATCGACATAAACGCAGTTCCTACTTATGATGATGTTATTACTGTCTACACCCGCAGCCGGAAGAATTTATCCCAGGAAGAAAAGATGAGACTCGCTCGAATAATACTATCACCAGATGATGGCGAGGAGTAA